GGCGTACTCGTCGATGGACCGGGCCGCCGCCAGCAGGATCGCTGACGGATACCGGCCCTCGGCAGGCAGCGTACGAAGTCGCGTTTTGACGCGCGGCTCCGCCTTTGGCTGCCTGTCGTTCGGGGCGAGTAACGGGTCGAACAGCGGCATCAGATCGGACGTATCCGAATGATGACGTAGCCGTCAGTCAACGCACCCGATCCATCGGTCGTGTAATAGACCCGGATCGAGGCCGTCGTTCCCGCTCCAACGCGAAGCACACGAGCCTTAACCCTGCCGGTGTACTCGGTCGAGTCGGCCTTGAAAACGAGCGCGGAATCGAGGATCGTCGTCGTGTCTGTTCCGACACGAATCTGGCCCGAGACCGTACCCGCTTTCGCGCGGGCGTACGTCTTGACGGAAATGATCTTGAAGTTGAAACCCGGCGTGTAGACAAACGCTTTCGCGGCTGTCTGCGACGTGGCCGTGACCAGCCGGACCATGATGTACTTGTCCTGACCGACCTCGAAGTTTACGCCGCGCGGGCGCTGCGCCCTCGACTCCGCCGGTGCTATGGCGGAGACGAGAATCGCGAGCGCAAAGAGAAGCCGCCGCACTAGTACCTCGGCTTCAAGTAGAGAATGACCTGCCCCTGCTTGACCGTTCCCGCCGCTGTCGTGGCGAGGAAGAACGAGATCGAGTCAGTTGCGGAGAACTGCACCGAGTCGGGCAGAAGCGTCATCGGCTTCGTAGAGTCGATACCGAAGGTGACTGACGCGACCGCCGTCTTACCGGCGACCTTGAGAATCCCGGCCAGCGTGCCCGACCGGGTGCGAGCAAACGTCGAGACGCCAGTGACCACGCCAGCGAATCCGGGCTTGAAGGCCGCGAACCGCGCCGACGCAATGCCAGTGTCTGTTGCAAAGCCGAGCGGGACAATCTTCAATCCCGTTACGTCGATGTCGAACGCGCCACGCGGACCGGCGGCCTGTGGGGCCTCGGTCGAAACGCTGGCGTCGTATGGCTTCTCCTGCTTCGCGTCGCACGCCAGAACCGCTGACGCCGCTGAGAGATACAGGAGAGAGCCGATGATGTGCTTCATACGCATTGTGATCTGCTCCGATCAGGTGTAGTCGAACTGACGGACGAGACCTTCGATGCGGAAGTTCCGGCGCGGGTTCAGGCAGGCAAGCTGCTCATAGAGCTTACCGAACGCGAACCACGCATCCTTCCGGCCGACGGCATCCGTAACCATGTGCCAGAGCGATCCGCCGCGTGACACCCACTCCCACGAGTTCAGGGTGAAGCGTCTCCACGTCGAGGTGTTCAGGCCGAACGCGATCTGAGGCGGGAGCTTACGCGCTGTCTTGATCGGCAGCGTACGGTCTCCAAGCATGATCGACGCCGAGCCGAATCCGCCGGTGAAGTTACGGGGATCGTTCAGGACCTTCGCGGCCTTCAGGTCGGTCCAGTAGCCGATTGGCGCATGGGGCGAAGTGACGAGCGCGTTGATCCGCGACTGTGCAGAGGTCGAGGTAACTGCATCCGCGATGGTGAGCAGCACTTCGGTCATGACTCCGTTGTACGGAGCGACCGAGGCGTCGATCACACGCGAATTGAATGTGCGGTTTCCCGAGCGGGTGACGTTGTTGTACGTCGCGAGGATTCCACCATCATCGACTCCAGCGAGGAGGCCGCTGATCTCACGATCTACGCCGCCATTCTGCGAGGAGACACCGGCAGCATCGCCGGAGAAGATGTAGTCGTTCGCGGCGATGGCAGCGAGCAACGCTGCGTCAGCCGTGAGGAGGAGCGTGCCAGTCGTCTCGTCGATTGACTCGACAAGTGCCGACTGCGTCGTTCCGGCATTTTTGATGACGGCACCGGCAGGAGTGGACGAGAACACGACGCGCTCGCCTTCCTGAAACTGGAGCCAAGCGTCCTCGTATCCATCAACGCCCAAGGAGCGGTCAACGACAATCGTCGAGGCACCCACGTCGATCGAGAACACGCGAGCCTTGATACCGGCACCGAAGCCGATATACATGCGGTCCATTTCGTTCAGGACCCGCTCCTTCGTGTCGGGAAGTGCGCGCTCCATGTAGTTGATGAAGGCACCCTCGTCGCCGACAACCTTCTCCATCACGTCACCCGTCATTTCCACGACGCCCAAGACCTTCTTCAGGTAGATGCGGCTCGTGATAGCGCGGGGGGATTCCGGGACCGGGATGTAGTCGTTCTCGGCACGCGCACCGGCGGCTCCAGCGAGGCGCAGGTAGTGGGCCATTTCGACGTACTTTCCGCCGGTCGTTTCCTCGGACTTGATGTTGAAGTCCGTCTTGAACATGTCCATCAACTCCGACTCGATCACGATGTCGCGGATCAGAGGATCGGAATAGATGACCTTCATCAGGTTGTCGAGCGATGCCGTGGTCGTTGTCGCGCCTGCAACTGCGATCATCGACACACTGGCAACAGCCAGAGCGGGCGAGAGGCAGAGTGCGGCGAGAACGGCCACGAGACCCACGACGAACCCATTGCGAATGCGGTTCACGGTGTTTCTCCTAGTTCGCCATCGACCGACCGGCAGCGAGAGCCGCGCGGTGCGCTTCGATGGTCTGTTGGATGGCTGATCCCTTCGATGGATCGAACGTTGGAATCGCTGGCGGAGGGCCACCCGTCCCGGCACCTGCTCCCGGTAGTGATGCCACTGCGCGCCGTGCTGCCGACGCCCGAACCATTTCACTGCCCGTCCGCTGCGGTGGCGGTGTCAGGGGGGCAGCGCCGGTTGCGGCGGGCCTCGTTGCTGACACTCTGTTTGCCGAGCTACGGTTACCATTGCTGCCTGCACCCTGCGCGATTGCCGCAGCAGCCTTCACAGGGTCGATGCCGTTCGCCTTCATCCTCGCAGCTAGAATCAAGGGAACTTCGGATACGGGAATCGTCATCCTGTTGGACGACGTCGCGTACTCCTTTATGTCTCGAAGCGCGTCCTGAAAGAACACCGCCGCCTGCTCGTCGCTCCAGTTCGGAGGGATCACGCCGACAACGGCCGAACTCACTTCTCGTGCGTTATTCTGATACGTCCGGTTCTGTTCCGCAATAGTGGAGAACTCGGCGGCCTTCCGGTTTCGCTCGTTTTCCATGCGGAGAGAGAGGTTTTCAAACTTCTCCCCATTGAGGGTCGTGCCGAACACCGGGGCGAGCTTGTCCTTGATCCGGTCGAACACTTCGGGCCGGGTCAGGAGGTAGAGCGCGACATGCTCCAGCGTGGCCGGGTCATCGCCCCACGCCTGTAGGGCCACGCCGCCCGGATCGTACGCCAGCATTTCCTCGAACTCCGTTACCTGACGAAGGCTCTGCTCTGCCGTCTCCCGGTACGCGCGAGCCTCCTCGCCGCGCATGTAGCCATTGTTCAGGCGGCGAATCTCCTCGGCGACCGCCGGATCGGAAACTTCGATCTCGATTGGGTCCTCGCCAGCATTCCGGGGCGGCAGGGTGACGACGAGGTCGTTGGCCCCTGACTCGCCATCTGCGGCCGGTTCTCCGGCTGGAGGTGCATTGGGGTCAACTACCGGGGGATCGCCTGCTGGTGGTGCCTGCCCGTCAACGGGCGGCGCTTCTGGCGCCGCTGGCTGACCTTCGAGGCGTGGATTTACCACGTCAGCGGGCACGTTCGACCCTACTTCGCGCACCGCCGACTTGTGGAAAGCTCCGTCCTCGGTCCGGGGTTGCGTGGACGAATGGTGTGGCGCCGGTATGGCGTGCCCGGTCCCTGCGATCAGAGCGCGGGCTGCATCGGACGCAAGCTCGACACCGGTTTTTGCTGGACCTGCGGGAGCGGCCGGGGCGTTGGCGCCGGGGTTCCCTGTGAATGGAACGGTCATCTAATCCTCAAAGTGAAGGCGCGGGCTGCAACTGCGTGGGCATCCGCTGGCCCGGCCCGAGCGAGCGCGGAGTGGCCGGTGGACCCGGCCTGATACTTCTGTCGTTCGGCGGAACCTTGCCACCGCCACCACCCGGCTTTCCACCACCGCCCGGAGGCTGCGGGTTCAGAACTGACTGCTGCTGCGCGGCCTGCGCGAGAGCCTGCTCCATCTGAACCTGCATCGCCATCATGTGCGCCTGCCGGTGCATGACGAACGCTAGCTGAATCTGCGGCGGAACCCGAAGGAACTCGGGCGACTTCATAAAGTTTTCGTGGACGCCCAAGTGAACCTCGTGGTTGTACCACTCGAAGCAGTTCACCGATTCCGGCGGCTCTCCCTGCACGAGGCGGCCGTTCTCCTGCTCGGCCGTCACCCGGTCGATTCCGCCGGGCTTTGACGTCCGGCTCATGTGCGGGAAGTGGGCAAGCTCGTAGAACTTCTTGATCGCCTCGGGTGTTCCGGGGGGTCCGTCGAGGAGACCAAGATTGTACTGTGCCAAGACCTGCTTCTGCTTCTCGCCACGTCCTTCCGGCAGCATCGACTCGACGTCGGGGATGACGTTCACCATGCCCTTCTCGAACATGTACGGCATCACCACCTTCGTTCGCGCCACATTATCGTCTCCAGCGTACGAAAGAATCTTCTGCTCGTCCCAAATGAGCGGTAGCAGAACCATCCAATTCTGGATGTGGCGGCCGTATTCATCAGCCCCTCGACGTACTGTCGGACCGAGGAAGCGGTCATCATCGAACCGAAGCTCCTTGATTAGCTCGCCCGAGGCGTCCTTTGGAATCCCCTCGTTCTTCGACGGCAACTGGCCGATGACGTCGAACTCCAACGTCTGCAACTCAAGCTGCTTGTAGACGTCGGCCCCAAGCTGCGGCGCCTGCACGAACTCGATGGCGGGGACGTTCGGCCTGCGGGTGACGACATAGTTCTCGCCCGGCGCATTGGTGAACTGGTTGGCCTTGATCCCGGACGCCGCGTCGATGACAGACTTGGGATTCGTGAGGAGGTTGACGTGCTCCTTGATCCTCGCGTGTGAGTCGTTGTGCGCGCGCTGGACCGGGTTCAGGGCTTCCTGCGGAGTGGAACCGTGCGGACGCCCGGGCAGCCTGACGAACTCGAAAGTTGATAGAGGCGATGTGTACGGGAAGGCCGCTGGCCTTGCACCGTCGATAAGAATTGCCTTCCGAGTCGCCAGTGTAAAACGGCCGCCGGGCGAGTCTGCTGTCTCCTGCATTCCTTCCCGCCGACCACTCGGCGCGAGCCACCTCTGCGTCAGTTCGACGTAGCCTTCGGTCGAGGTCGGCTGCGACTGGAGGCCGGGCACGCCATCGACAGAGCCGAAGAATCCGGTGCCGTAAAGGATGCGCTCCATTTCGCCGACGTCCGAGACGCCTGCGCCTCGCACATCCGGCTCCAGTTCGAGGCCGGTGAGGTCGTAAACCTCCTCGGGCGTGTGATAGGTCCTGATCCAATGCTCCGCCTTCTCGTGCCAAGGCGTCGGACCCCATGATCCGCGGCAGTTGAGCGGAGAGAGCACGTCCACCCGGAGCACTCCCTCTCGCTCCTCGTGAGGCTTGGCGCCGGGCGGGATCATCGGGCCATCTGGACCCACGCCGACGGCGAGCGGATTGCCCTGCGCGTCGTGCGGAATGTCAGGGACCCCTTCCATCATCACCGGCTCGCCCGACTCAGGGTCCGTCACCGGCACCTGCTGCCCGCTCTCGTCGGTCTCGTACATCGGCAGCGACGCCTCGCCGATCCACTTCTTGATCGGTCCTCGATTGAGGTCGATGCGCGGATACAGGTGCCCGCGTCCAGCGCAGACGACCCACGCCATCACCCGGTCATGCGCGTCCGACATGCCGATCTCTTTCCAGAGCGTCTTGAACGACGTGTCCATGACCTCGGCAAGCTCGGCGTCGATGCGGTCAGGTCCCGGCGAAAACGTGACGACCGGCGGATTCTCCGTCATCCTCGCGTGGGTGATGATAAACCACGGCAGGAGGCGGTTGTAGACCGGGCGCTGGCGCCACCTGCGCTCGTCGGCCGACATCCACTCCGAGACTTCGAGCCACCGGCGGAGAACCGGGTGATAGAGCGAAAGCTGCTGGCCCGCCAGCATCCGCACGTTCTCCTCGATCTGCCGATGGTAGTTCGCCAATAGCTCGTCCTTCCGCGACCAGCCCGATTGCATCGAGGCGAGACGCTTCCCGTCGTTCTGGACGTCCACCGTCATCGGGTCCGCGCGGAGTGGAATGAACTTGGAGACGGAGGTGCCTGTTCCTGAACCCTGACCGGCAGATTCCATTATTAGGATTTCCCTGTGTCGGTCATCTAGCTACGCTTTCCCCGAGAGCAAGACCTTTAGTCTGTCGATTTCCGCAAGGGCATTCTCTAGCTTCTGCTCTGCGATGCACGCACGCAAAACAGACTTGCCGATTTCGAGGATCACCCGATCATCGACCGTCATGTGGTGAGCAGGAAGTTGTAAGTCGTGGTGCCAATTCTTACTCGACACTTGTGGGTCGAAGCCGTCGCTACCGATGCGCTTACGCTGGCTGTTTCAAACGTGGCGTCGCCAATAACAAGGAAGTCGTTGGAGTTGTTTGCGGGCGGGTCAGCGTCTTTCCCAATGACGATGTTTCGAGCGCCTGATGTGATTACGTCACCCGCGCCTGCACCGATTACGGTGTTTCCACTCCCCGAAGCATTCGTTAATGCGTTGTGTCCGAGTCCGGTGTTGTCGCTGCTATCGCCGCCGTTGGAGAGCGCGAAACATCCAACGATCGAATTTCGGTCCCCCGACCCGAGTGCCTGGCCGCACGCCTCGCCAACTAGCGTGTTTTGCTCTCCGTCTGTAAGAAAGTTCGCAACGGCATCACCGACCGCAGTGTTTGCACCGCCAGTCGTCAGCCGTTGAAGGCAGTTTGAGCCGACGGCTGTGTTCCCGTCTGCCGCCGTCATTGTCTCGAGTGCTAGGTATCCGATTGCCACGCTATGAGTCGCGTCCACTGTTGCCGCGCGCATGGCGTCAACGCCGATTGCGACCGTTTGCAGTCCACCGTTAGTTGATCCAGCGAGGTTTCCGACGACAGTGTTATTGACATGGCCCGACTGTCCTCTGCCAACCGTGATTCCGTTGACAGTTATGTCGGAAGTAAATGACCAGACCATCGACTTGAGCTTCGCAAGCAGCTCCGTGAAGGTCTGTTTCTTTGTTGTCGTCGCGCTTGTATCGACCACGGGTATCACATCATCGTCAGCCGTCCCCGCACCCGTTAGTGCGGCAAGGGCCGAAATCTTCGCGTCTGCCATTTGTCTATTCTTCCGTCAGTAGGTAGGAACCATCTTCGAGCAACAGAAACGACCCGTCTTCGATGAGGAGGTTGTTTACTTCCCCGCCTCCACCCGCAGAGACTACAGGCGCCAGAGCCGCAGCCTTCCCTGCCGATCTCCACTTCCGACGAAGGCTCACGCCGTCAAACACCCATGAAGTCGAGGTAGGTGAGCGTACCATCCGCCGACGGTGTGAACGTCAATTTGAGGAGCGATTCGCCCATGTGGGTATCCTCCTCCATGATGTTTTCCGTGCCCGCGACGACTGCGACGTTTGCCGGGTTGTTCGAGGTGTAGGCGGCATTGCCGGTGACGTTTCGGACGTAAGCGGCAGAGAGGGTCCCGCCCCCGGTCGCTGTTTTGATCCGCGCCCTCCAGCGGGCACCTCCCGCGACTGGCACGATGATGGAGAACGCGACCCCGTTCAGGAATGCTTTATTGGCCTTGAACAGCGAGCGGTGAACTATCGGCGCCGTTGGGTCGGCGGAAATCACGCCACGAGGCGTCGATGGAGCTTTCTTTGGTGGCATCAGAGCCTCGGTTAGTTGGGCCGTTCGCGGGGAACGGTATTTGTGATTGTCACTTCGCGCTATCGCGATCCGTGACACTCTCACCCGTCAGCGGGTCGAGACCGTGGTGCAATCTCCACCACACGATCATTCTCGTCCGGGCAGGCAGGTTGCCCTCGACCTGACGGCTCGCCTGCTCGGTGTATGTCGTGATCGTGTTAGTCGTGAGGTCCAGATGCTCCCCGATCTCGGCGTTCGAGAAGCCACGCCCCAAGAGCGGCAGGATTTTAAGCTGCGTCTCCGTCAGCCGGATGCCCTTGTAGATGATCGCCTTCATACGAGCGGCCTCCCGTCGATAGCGTTCGTGGCCTGACGACGAAGCTCGTCCTCCGGCGGCATCGCTACACCGGCGGCGCGGTACATGTCGGCGAGATTCTTGACCCCGTTCAGGATCGTGTCCTCCCTGATCTGGCGACCCAATCTGACCTCGGGATCAGCGTGCTCGGTGACGACCGCAGGGGTGACCATCGACGCGGGAATCTGCCCGTTCCTGACGGCGACAAGCTGCTGCAAGTCCTCGGCGTGCGATGCTGACATTGCGTTCAGCACGTCGGCCCACCGCTTGTTGTCGGCCGACCGGTGGCGCTCGAACACCCACCGGTCAAGCTCTCCCCGGACGAGGAAGATCAGCGCCGCCGCAGCGAGCACCCACTCGAACGGCGTCATTCCTTCTCCTGCAATGGCGCGCGAGCCGATGCGACGTAGTACCGCTGCACGAGGCGCGAGAGCTTCCGCCACCAGCGGTTGCCATCCTGAACGTGCTGGTAGTTCACGAGCACCTTGGCAAGCTCGTTGCGGCGGACGATTGTCTCACCCTTGGCCGGATCGAAGTAGTCGGCGACGTACTCGCGGAGAGTCATCGAACCGACGTCCGGGCGCTTGATCCCGGGTGAACGAAGTGGAACATTGCTGCGGGCCATCTTATCCCTGTAGAAAAGTGTAGAGAGAGCCGTGCATCCCGCGTGACTCGGGCAGAGCCTTGTCGCGATAAAGGTGCTCGACCATGTGCTTCAACGTCTGCGGCGAAAATGCCCTGACGTCCTGATTGAAAAAGGTGCCGATTGCGCGAGGCGGCCGTGACTTCATCGCGACGCGCACCATGTCGTAACCGTCGTCGCCGCCCAAGCCGGTCTCGTTGTTCGCATCGACCTTCAACACGTCCTCCATGTCATCCTCGTCCGTCACCATCGACTGCATCTGCTCGAACAGCCGCCGGTTGCCCGGGGTGTCCATGAATCTCAGCGCCGGGTCCGTGTCGCCCCCGTCCAAGCGAATGCCCTTGTACGCGAGATAGTGGCGAAGGTTGTTAAGCCCGTTCTTTCGTCCAGTGTCGCCGAGGGTGAGGATGATGCCATAATCCTGCAACTCCTCGGCAATCGAGTTGACCTCTGCATTGCGAGACCGATCCTTCTGGAACGCCGCCAGATCGGACGTGATGTACGCGAGTTTTTCAACTGGAACGCGAGACTGGACCCGGTCAGCAATCTCGTGCGGCAGGTGCCGTCGGCCCCAAACCGTATCGACAATCCACACGCTCCCGTCCTCGTTGACGACGAAGTGCCCGAAGGCCCAATTATGCGCGAAGCCCCAATCAAAACCTCCAAAATGCGTCCAGTGATCGGGCGGTACAAAACGAGGAACGACATGGACTGCCTCGGATAGCTCTCCCAACGCAGCACCGTAGCCCGCGTCCCAATCCCCGAACAGGAGTTGATTACGGAGTACCTCCGGGAGGGTCCATAGCTGCGCCATGTAGAGCGCGTCATTTGCATAGATCGGGTTGTCGAGGACCGTGCCGGGAATGAACCGGCGTGAGAGCCGACCGGTCAATCCGTTCGGCAGCCTTACCTTCCTGACGATGACGCGCTTGCC